TATGCGACGAGGGATCAAACTGTAAAATGTAACCATCTTTCAAAGTGACTAGGTCACCTTGGAAAATAGCTCCTGATTGATTGTCCGCAATTTCGTAACCGTACTGCTTCTGTGCTCCAGTACCAGCCAAGTTACCAAGCGGACGTAGGCCAAAGGCCTTATCGTTATTAGCCATGATATATGTCCTTTAAAATTAAGTTATTCGGAACCCGAACGTGGGCCTCCGAGGCTTACTTTCGACTGCCGTTCTGGCGCATTGATTTTCATAGACGAATTTACATTCGTCTTCAATAGGTCATTATCGGCAGCCCTGATTTGATCATGGGTTCTCGAAGAATAGTAATCTCGACGCTCATTTGCCGTTTCCTCTGGTATTCTCGCCAATAGCAAACCGCCTACAGATATAACACCTGCATGCTTGCCATCGTCTTGAACACCTGAATCAAAATCAGGATATTCATCGGCGCGTACCAACTCATACCCCTCACGGAGTTTAGCTGCTACATTGACGCGGTCATCTGCGCCACCCGATTCAACCCTAATCCACCGATGCTTATAGCCCGGTGGAGCCTCTGGTGCGTCTAGTCGTGAAGGAGGAGCCCAAGCTTTACGGCGCACCGTCTCTTGCCGCGTTTGCGTGGTTCGAGCGTCGCGTTTTAGTTTTGGTACTTTGGTCGCTTCGGTCATCTTCACTGCTCCTTAACGTGTTTAGCGTATTCTTCTAATGGAACCCCTAATTTTTTTGCTATCGCAACTTGACTTGGGGTCAACCTAACAGTGCGGCGTGCTGTATTGTTTACCCCTGAGGAACGGGTTGCAGGAGCTACCGTTTGCACGGGTCGGCTAGTCCTGTTGTTTGTGGGCGTAGGAACTTCTTCAAATTCACTAGGAAATATGTCGCGTATCCTACGATCTATCTCATCATAATACTCGTCAGTTCTTGGGTCAAACCCTTCTTTTTGGATTAGGTCCACATGAATCCCTCGCACGGCATGCGTCATCACTGTGTTTTTGCCAAACCACTCATTTTCTTGTGCCCACTCATCGGCTCTTGGGTCCGATTGACGTGGAGGCGCTTGTTGTGGTTGAGGAGGGGTAGGTTGAGCTACGGGAGCCGGTTGTGACTGTTTCAAAGAAGTAGTCTGTTTAATTCTGTCCTGCTCCATAAGCACACTTGTCAAACGCTGCTGCGCTTCGGTCTCAGTGTCTATGTCGCCTTCTTCACGGGCTTTCTTTATCACTTGCTTCAGAGCTACCACATGGCTTTCTGTTCGCCCTTGAGCCTCTTGTAGCCTCTCTGTGTCTGTCCTCTGGTACTTTTCCTGAAGCGTTTCGTTTTGTTGTTGTACGTTTTTGGCAAATTCCACAGCGGCTTCTTCCCGGCGCTGTGTTTCTCGTAATCGTGCCGTTAATTTGTCTATTCTCTTTTTTACTTTATCAGAATACTGCTCAAGGTCTTCCGTTTCTTTTTTAGCAGCAGGCTTTTTTTCTACGACTTCTTCGACTACAGGGGGATCTTCCGCCGCTACTTGGGCCTCCGACCCATCCTCGTTCATTTCAACCGTCGCTTCCGTTTCTTCTTCACCGACATTAAATTCTAACTCTTGATTTATTGGTTCAGTTTTTGCCATCGCTACCGCTCCCTCACATATGTAGAATATCTTCGGGATCATTAACAATCTCCAGAATCTCATCATCGTTTAACAAACGAATCTCGCCTCCGTCTATCTGGATTCGGGATCCCGCATACTTTCCAAAGATTACCCAGTCGCCTTCTGCACACCATGGTCCATTGGGGAACTTGGATTCATCGGCATACGCTAAATCGCCTAGCTTTAAAACGTAGCCTACATTAGTACCTAACTGAGTTCTCTGTTGTGTGTCTTTAGATAAAAGAATACCGCCTTTACTGCTCTCACTGCCGCGGTAAGGCAAGATAGCCATGCGCCAACCAGTGGGTCGAGGTATTAAATCAAGGATAGACTCGGCAAGACCTTCGTTGGCGACTTTGCCGTCTGGGGTATATGCGTCGTTAAGATCAGGCTTTGAAGACTCCGACTCTTTTGCTTCGGATTCTCCTTTCCATTTTTTTTCTAGAGGAGTGAGTTTTTCAGCTTCCATATGTGCCTCTTCTGGTGGTTAAAAATCTTCGGAGTGTTTATCCAATTTATCTCGGATAATTTGATCCACAAGCTTTATACCTTCCAGACGGCCCATCAGAAAACGATAGCGTTCCATGTCAGTCACTGTTCCGTTGAGAACAATGGCTTCGGAATCTTGCTGCAGTTTTCGTACTTCTTTCAATACGCTTTCAGCGAATTCAAGCATGGTCGTTTTTCCATGAAAGCAGACGGTTAATAGCCCCGTCTGGAGGCTTGTTAATAAACTTTTACTGGCCTATTGCCATCTCGTTTTCTTACTATTCTAGCAGGTTTTTTACCTGTGCGACTACTGGAGGCCTTAATCGACCCTCCTTTAGCTGCTTTCTTTGGCTTTTTACTTTTTCCTGCCTTACTCAGCGCAATCGCTATTGCTTGCCGTTTAGGCTTGCCTGCGCTTATTTCTGTTTTTATATTGCTAGAAATGACTTTCTTGCTAGAGCCTTTTTTTAAAGGCATATTACTTTCCCCACTGAGTTCTGGCTCTTTTTTGCGCGGTTTTGTTTAGATCGCCAAAATGATAAAGCTTTTTACTTTGCTTAGTCATTGTTTTCCCAGTCATTACCGTGCCATCTGGGTGTTTGTGTGTTCCACCCGTGTGCATTTTCCCATCACGGGAATAATGATTTACGCCAGAGGCCATTATAGCTCCTTCCTAACAAAGACGAGTAGGACCGCAGCCTCGCTTGGCTAAACCACAGCCCCGCGCTTGTACGGTATTCATTTTCTTGCCTGTCATACCTTTGCTTTCGTTTCTGCGCGAACGGTAAGACTGGGACTTGGTGCTTTCTTTGCCGTCTATGTTGCCAAGACGCTCATCAAGCTTATCGGCCTTAGTCTGTTTTTTAACGGAGCCACCTTTTGCCATACGATTCATTCTACGCTTTTCAAAGGCTTTTTCTCGGTCAATTCGACCGTACTCTGCGCGAGCATCTCGCCCTTCAGCGCCTTTTGCGTAGGTTTTAGGTGCAATCCTGTAAATTTCGTCGTCTAGGTTTCTTAATACTTTTTTATCACGAGCCATTGAACCGGGCATATTCTGTCTCCTAAAGTTTGCTAGGTGCGTAAATTCGTTCTCTTGCTACATCTGCACGCAATTCAGCAATACCTTGCTGAGATTTTATACGTGCTTCATTGCCTGCTGCGTTTTGAGCTATTCTAGCTTGGTCAACCTGTAAGCCTTCCTGCTTCAACGCAATATCGGCTTGATCCTTAGCTGCTTTTTGTTGCAATTCTTGAGCTTTTAGCATGACCACTGGGTCTTGTCCACCTTCCCCAGATAACTCGGACTGCATTCCCTTCATCTCGATCATATATTCTGAAATCTTAATCGAAATCATGGCTTCACGTTGTAGATCAGAAATCATGTTGTCTGGATCAAGTCCATACTGCTCAAACAACACTGCTTCGGTGTCTTCTTCCGCTTTTAGCCGTATATGTTGCAGGATATGTTTTTGTAATCCGGCTGCTGCAAGTGGGTTCGCTTGGATTAAAGGCGATAAGGCCATAATTAAATGCGCGGCAATATGTGCATCGTGCTGCTGCCCTGCAAAAGCCTTCAATTCCTTACCATCCGCCGCTTCCATGTTCTCGCTCGCAGGGTCTTTAGGCATTTGATTGGTCTGAACCTTCAATATGCCGTCAATATCCCGCACATTCAGGGCTTGATACACTCGATAATAGGCCTCGTACATGTTGTGCATGTTAGGGGCGCTTTGAGCGAGCTCTAACTGAGTCTGTGCAAGCGTGATTCGTTGCGCTGCCGAAAAAATATTAGGGTCTGCAATCGGTAATATAGCGACCATGTGGTCAAAATCGCATTTTTTAATGCAACGAGACGCACCCGGCACGTCATAGGGGTACTCATCCGGTAGATATTCACCAAATCCACGCGCAAGCATCTCAAATTCTTGTGTTTGAGCGTAATACAGGCGCTTATGGATGGCCGACATGACCATGGAGCCCCTTTCAAGCAGAGCAATGGTGGTTCCTACTGCCGCTTGTTGGTTTCCATCGCCTACCTGCATGTCTGCAATGCTAGCCAGTCGTTTTCCGGCGTCTACTGCAAAACCCATCAAGGTATACAACGTCTGAGAAGGCTCTTTATAGGGTAAAGGCATCAGTGATGCCGTCAATTCTGCGCCACCTGCGTCAATATCCCGCCACTCGCCGGGTTGGATAGGTTGGTCGTCATCCGCTATTCGCGCGCCTTTCGCCTTAAATCCCGCTGGTAAATTCTGAAGTGTTCCAGCGTCAAGAAGTTGACGCAATGCCGCGGTAGCTGTTTTAGACAGACCGCCAATCAGGTGAACAAATCCTAGCCCGTAAGCACCCGGTCCTTCTACAAGGACATAATGGACAAAATATTCGCGTCTATTTTTGAGCTCGTCGCCTTCTAGCCAGTTCCTACGGATTCCAACAACTTTACCGCTCGCCTCGTCTAAAGTAACCACGTAGGGAACTTTTATGCCTGTTGGCTCGTCATCTTCGTTTAAGTCTTCAAAACCTGAAAGATCGAGATCAACTTGAAACTCCAGTAAGAAAACTTCCTCAGGTTCTCCGCTTTGGGAGATACCTACTGTCTGGTTGATAGCATCTCTAATCTGATTGCCACCAGTTGGGTCATTCTGGGGATCCAATGGGGTATCAATGTACTCACCGGCGAATACTCGCTTGGCAAATTCATTAGTATCCATCGCAATACGCTGAGTAATACGCGGGCATTCAGAGATAACACTGGACCCGTTGTAAGGGATGTACAGGTCATCCGGTAAAACCAAGCGGCTGACCATGCGACCAAGCTGCTCATCATAGTAAACTTTCTTGAACGTAGAGCCGCCGTAGCCCGTATAGAACAAAAGCTGGTCAAATTCTGGAGTGTATTCTTTCATCACCGAGGTGATCTGGTAGTTCATAAAATCCTGCACGCGAGAAGCCTGTTGGATCTTATCGAGCGTTTCTTTGCCTAAAGTTTGCGTCCTCACAGGACCGCCGGCGGGCATAAGTTCTTTAAAAGCTTGTGCCTGAAACTGAACAATGGATTCGGTCAACATGGGGTGTACTGCCCCTGCTGCGCCTCTGAAGGGCTGAGTTCTGTCTTCTATCTTGAGTCCTAAGAGCTCGAGACCCTTAGAATACATCTCTTCCCACTCACCGCGGGAGGACCTGTCCGCTTCAAATAAAGACAAGAGCTCCGAAGAAATAAGAGACTTTTCATTGTCTTCTAACACTTCGGCTAGGTTGCTGTAAAAATCTACATCGTCGTCTTGGGGATCAAGGTCTATTGTCGCTCCGCCATCCTCCTCCAAGACAATCTCTATATCAGGCTCCATTTCTTCCATGACTTCGATCATGTCTGTTTCAGGAGCTAGGTTTACCACTTTTTCTATAGGCATAGTCTTGTCCTAGATATATTTGCGGTCATTGTATAGGAGAAGGGACCGCTCTAGCCACAATTCCTTTAGATGTGACTTTTTGAGGAGGAGTAGATGCAGGGTCCATCATAGGGTAAAGGAACTTAGTTTGCCCTTCCTTAATATTAAACGAAGAATCTTCCGTGACTAAGTGCTGATCTCTTAGCTGATTAAATTGTTTTTCATTTACTTCAATAGGCTGGCCTATCTCAACAGAACCTATGACTTCAGCAGGGCCTGCACCTGTACGGACAATGCCTACTCGTTTACCTACATACGGTTTTAAGGACGCTGTTTCTCGGCTTTCAAACTTTTTAGTGCCGTTTACGATAAGGTCGGCATAATCTGTACCGTTCTTATCTACGGCTATGTTTATGCCTAAAGGGTCTCCGCTTTTATTTAAAGCGGTTATTTCTTGGCTTGCGGTTTTTTGAACGACCCCGTCAGGTACATCCCTTGAAAGCTCTGCCCCGACTTCTGGGCCGCTATCTGGTCGCGTAACATTTTCACCGCTGGAGAGTCCTCCCCCCTTTTGGCCGTCTGCCTCTTCAGCAAATCTTGTAAGCTGCTCATCGTAATCTCCTCGTTGATAAACTTCCGTATCGTAGTATGTCACTCGAGCATCGGAAACATTTCCGTCGTTTATTGTATCCTCTACAACTTCAAAAAACAAATCTTCTGCTTTTTTGTAGCTTTGTGTAGCGTTTTGTGGGTCAAAAGCTTCATCAAACTCAGGCACATATTGAAAACGAAGCCCATTTAGGCCCGCTGTTTCGGGATCGCCCGGTCGTGTTTGCCTGTTTATGCGATCATCAAATCTCATATCAGTAATGTATGTAAACCCATCCACTCCTTTTTCACGTAACCTTTCCGTTACTGTAGCTAGTTCCTGTGGTGTAAGTTTTTGTTTAAAATAAATCTCGACGCCCGGTCGGGCATTAGGCGTACCTTCAGGTACTACCTTAGATAAGAACACAGAATCTTGATCGTATT